AGAAAGAATCGTAGTAATAGGTACCGTCTAAATCGTAATAACCTTGAGGATCGTAATAATATCCAGCAGCATCATAGAAACCGCCGTCACTATTACCTTCTTGTACAGGATACGGGCCATTGGGACCGAAAAACTCAATAGTGTAATCAGCGAGTGTGTCCGGATCTGTAAGAATTGATTCGTAAGCCTGATGTTCTGCAGCAAGTTCTTGTAAAAGACCAACAGATTCTTGCAGTTGCCCAGAGCTTTGAATTAAAGCATCTTCCAGATTGCAAGAATATTCATTCAGAACAGCAGGCGCATCAGCACCAAAGTGGTCAATAACCTCAAGACTTTGTGGACTTACTCCGTTTGCCAGTAGCTGTTGTGTTGTTATTCCCTGCGATGTTTGGGAATAATTGGGCGAGTAACCCAGGTTGGATGGATAAATCGGGGCTACCGAATTGTTGCTGTACCCCACGCTCTGTTGGGAACTGAAGCTGCCCGGGTCGATTCCGCTCATCCCTACGGATTGTTGACCCTGGAACGGGAAGGGCACTGGCGAACTCAGGAGTGACACCACCCTGTTGAACGCTTCCTTGTACGGGTTGTCCGCTGTAGGTTGGGCTTGCGGGTACGACTGGATAGGGGCGTAAGGTGCCGCCGAGATCTGGGCCTGCATCTGCGGGGCTGGCGACGTCGCCGGTTGGTACGGTGCCACCCATTGACTGGTCGTTGCCACCGGAGCTGCTTGTGGAGCCGCGTAGCTGGTCGGCGGGGTCGAATACTGTTGGGGTGCCGATTGGATCGGCGCTGCGGTATCGGCCTGCATAAGTTACCTCTTTCTGTAAGCTTTCGAGTGTTCTGTAAAGGAAAGGCGTCATATCGAGACGCGGATCAGCTGCCAGAGGAAGATCCGGGCGCTGGGGATGTGGTGTACGCATCTCTTGATTAATGAGATCAATGAAAGCTGCATACGCTTTTTGTACTTGTCCAACCATTCGGAATGGATAGCCGGAGAGCATTTCTGCAACTTCGTCATCCGTTTTGGAAGGGAACAAATACTTAAGTGCCTCAATACTATCAACACCCAATTCTTGTAAGTTACGAGTAAAGATAGATTGATTAACTTTATCTTGTGGAGTGTCTTCATAAACAGGACCCATCCAGCGCCAAAGAACTGTGCGGTCTCCGTCAGGAGCAAGTCCGATAACGCCAGGGGGAATTTCTTTGGATTCAAAAGCTTTGTTTAAAGCTTTATCTAATCCTTTTTCATACTTCTGTTTTGCTTTTTCATGAGCTTTTAAATCCTCTTCTGTAGCATCTTCAGAAAGAACTGGATATTGCAATCCAGATGCAGCAGCAAGTGACTTTCGGAAGAGTTGTTCTTCCTGATAAATCATTAACTCAAAACAACGGCAAATTCCGTATGTATAAAGTTGCAGACACTTTTTCTTTGCTGTGGCGCTAACGCGACCATAAGCAGATTTAATTTCTGTAGCAGTTACGTTAGTAATAGAAAGGTCATCAATACCGCCAAGAGCAAGACGGATTTCTGATCTTAACTGTTCAACGTAACGTGCTTGGTCAGTGCTAATTGCGTTTGGAGTAATAAAACCAACACGATCAGTTGGTTCCAGGTTTGCAATAACACGCGGTACGCGAAGCCCGCCTCCAGGTAAACCAATATAACCAGCTTGTTGGCGGTCAACAGGATCCTGTTTAAAGGTTGAACTAGATAAAGAAAACTCAGATTGGAATCCAGATTGGCTAGCAATACTAGGACGTTGCACCGCGCCGTCCCGCGCTGTTTCAACAATGTCGTGTTTTGGCCGAGAAGAAAGAAGTGTAGGGTTACCAAAGAAAGAAAGGTTTGCCCTAATGTTCTTAACCATCTCATCGTGGGCAATAATTTGATTGGATAACCATTCAAATTCGCCACTTCCTTCTGTTCCAAAAGCGTCTGGGTTATTTAAAACCTCAACGCAAGGAATAAAACCCAGAGTGTTTTCAACAGTTGTATCGCCAAAAGTTAGGTTTGAATCAATAGAATCAAACGTTAACTCTGATTCACTATGGAGTTCTTGGATTTTTTCTGGAGTAATTCGTAAACGCATGTAGCGTTTATCAGTCATTAAACCAACGCCACCAAATCCACGACTGGATTTAACTTTATAAGCGTAGATAATAATGACTTCTTCTAGGTCTCCATCCGGAGAGTAGTAAGTTCGATAAGCATCTTTATCAAACCAATAAAGCCGGTAAGTTTTTTTAGTAGGCCGGATGTAAAACAGGCCTTTACCGTAGGCTAAAAATCGGTCCCAGATGGAATCTAAACGAGCATCAAGTTTGTTAAACTTAATGACTTGTTGAATAAAATCAAACCGCTGCGTACCAAAGTTATCTTGGTTGGGATAAAACTCCACACCTTGCCTAATCCCAAACATTTTCATTTGGGATAGGTGGGCGTTAATGAGCATTGTGTCTGCTGACCCCGTGGATTCACGGTTAACAACAGCTTTGAGCATTCCTTCTAGAATGGATTGGCTCGACGTGCTCATAATAAAAACGCAGTGTTAATCAGTTGTCTTCAATCTCGTAGCCACTTTGGAGACGCCTCAGAGTGATAACGTCATCCTCTACTTCGATATCAAACTCAGTCCCAGGTTGCAAAGCCATGTCATGGCAAAGCTCATCAGGTAATGGAATGATAGCTGAACCGTAAGCGTCCTGCTCAAGTTCAACAGTAAAATAACCAGTGCTCATGTGGATTTAATATTAGTTTAATTCCGACAATACTCTAACTTTAATATTCCAACTCCAGCTTGCCTCGCGACATCAATCCATTACAAAGCCACACAAGCGCATCAACGCAGTCATCGTGCGAGCTAACACCAAAATTAATGATCTCATCCTGGAGTGCTTGGAACTTGCGAAACTTGTTAAAGAAAATTTTGTGCTGTTCAAACAAACCCATGATGCCACGGAATCGTGCCAGTTTGTCACCACGGAATCCTTTGACTGGGTGCCAAATAAGATTGTACAGACCGTGCTCTACCTGACAGATCCGTTTAAAATCAGCTTCTAGAGATGCCTGGTAAGCGACGGCTTCTGACCAAATATCAACGGTTGAGCCAGTAGGAAAATATTTATCACCTTCTTTGTAAACAATTCCCCATTCATACATCATTTCCATAATTGCTTCCAGCTTTTCCAGATTACCCATAATCCGGATCCGCTTGCAATCAATAATATAAACTTTGTTTCCTACTCGCCCGCCAAGTACAAAAACGCTGTAATCGTTGCGCTCACGTATACCAGCAGAAAGATCGACTCCAACACCGAGGGTATCAAACTCTGTAGGAATTTTACTCTTAATAATCAAATCAGGTGAGATGGAGAGCTCACTGGTTTGAATGATTTGATTTTGATATTGAAAACTAAAGCTAATAGGAGCTTGTCGTTTTCTTTCATTTAGATATTCTAACGACCACATCTCTGGCCAGTACGAATGTTCTTCTCCTTCTTCATCCAATGTAATGGCTGATTGTACAATTTGAACCCAATCATTGGTTGGAGTAAATGTGCTGTTGTGAATATCATCATGACGAAAACGTGTACCTAAACAAATAGCTCTCCCACCTTCAAACATAGTTGGAACAATAACTGAGTTCCAGTTATCTTCCATAGCAGCACGAATATCCCGGTTCTTAATATCATCCGCACTTTTAATTGCGTCATCAATAATACAAAGATGCGAACGTTTTGAGGTCACAGCACCTTTTAAACCAGCGCAACAAACTGTAAATTCTTCTTCACCAGTGGATTTAATCCCTGCAAACTTCCAATCAATACTCCAGTATTCATTAGAGTTGATTCCTTTGGCAATTTTAACCGTTGGAAAAATTTCTTTATATGCTTTACTTTCTTCAATGATTCTTTTGATGGCTGCACTTTTAGGACGTGCAACATCAACAGTATAAGAAATATAAAGAATCTTTAATGGTTTTTTATGAAGAGCATGAATTCCAATAGCCCACGCGGTAAATAAACCTAAAACTGTAGATTTGGCTGATCCACGTGGCGCCAGAATGTCAATGTTAGGTCCAGCAATACCTAAAAGACATTCGCTATCATCTCCAGTGCAAAGGTAATGATGCCACTCTTTGTGGTGAGAAGCAGGAGGCTTATCACCTACAACGTCGCAAAAGTAAGCAAAATCTGTTCTGGCTTTTTCAATATCAATATCACTTGTTTTTTTGACAACCTGTTGCTTTGCACCAGCACGCGCGGTGCGCCGATAAACAGCGTAAAGAGATGTGTTTGCCATCCCCTTACCCTAACTCCCTACACTCAGGATTCTTCGGCCAAAATTTTGGTCCAGACAGCCATCACAGCATCTTGAAGAGGACCTTCAATCGGATCATCCTTAAAGATTAAAACAACCTCACGCAACGCTCGGTCAGCGCCAGCAAGAATCAAACCTTGTTTATCGCTAAGGTAACGTTCGTCTTGAATTTGTTTGATGGCGCCACGTAATTCTTTTTGAAGCATGGCAATTCGAGCAGTTCCGTTATCCTGCTTCACCATACCTAAATCAATTGCTTGGCGAAGTTTCTCAACGTCTTCGCGCATGTTGTCAATTTCTATTTCCAGGATCTGCTGGAGGTTGCGCTTTTTAAACGTTGCTTGTTGCCATTGGTCACAATCTACGATGTTACCTGTAAACCCAAGAAATCGGGCATACAGGTACATCTGAATTGGTGAACTATGTTTTTTACAAAAAGTAAAGAAACATTCTTTTTCGTTGTCGCTTAATGTTTCAAGCCAGTCAATCATGCACGGAAGGCTGCTCGCGCCTGTGAATAGTCCTGCTGTTCTTTATAGCGCCTAAACATCTCAAGCTGTTCATTAGTTGTTCGTGTCTCACCGCCGGTTAAACCGATTTGACGTTCTTCACTTTGAGAAGCAACACGTTGTGTTTCAATAGAACCGCGAGCTTGCTCAGTTGCGGCAAATTTAGTAGCTTCTGCTTGTTGACTTGCAGCAAACTTAGTAGCTTCTGCCTGAGCTAGAGCACCTTGCAGATTAAACTGTCCTAAACCTAAACGAGTTTCATTGTCAGCTTTTGCTAAGCCCATAGCGGTTATCTCTCTATTTTGGGCATAAGTTGATAACCAGTCTTGTTGACCTGCCGTAATTAACCCTTCAATTAATCCTTCATAATTAGGTTGATCAATAGTCCGTACTCCACCTTGTTGTCTTATGTCTCCAGATCCTAAATTCTGCCACGCTTTTGAGGCATTAACTGCCTTAGAAGGACCTTTGTCATTTCCTCCTTTTGAAGAACCTCCTTGCTTAGAGCCTCCTTGACTAGAACCTCCTTGCTTAGAACTTCCTTGACTAGAACCTCCTTGCTTAGAACTTCCTTGCTTAGAGCTTTCTTGTTTAGAACCTCCCTGCTTAGAGCTTTCTTGTTTAGAACCTTGTTTTGACATTTTGAATTACCTTTAACCTCGGACCACGCCAGAACCAGCATTGGTGCCGGCACTTTGACGAACGTTTGCTAATGCGCTTAAGTAGTTAGCCTGTGAATTTAAGTTGTTAGCTTTCTGGGTGCTAAGCATTTCAGACATTTTAGCAATACG